GCGCTGAAAGAAGTTACTGACACTATCGGGCACATTTACGGCACCGACGATTTTCCAATATACGTGTACTCTCTTATAAAAATGCAAAAGTTAGAGACCTTAGTAGAGTATGGAACAGGGTTAGGAGCAACCGCGCTATGGTGCGGGCAGGCGCTAAAAGAAAATGGGCGTGGAAAATTATATACTGTAGATAACGGTTACGATTGGCCTGCCAATATTACTCGCCCCGAACTAGCGAGATACAAAGAACTTGAATATAAAGATTACATTACAGGCGCAATAGATAATTTTGGTTTAGCGCCTTATATTGATTTTCACAAAGAAATAATAGACGTAAATAAGAAGTATACGGACAAGGCTTTAGACCTAGTGTTTTCGGATTACAACCATACCCCCGATAACGTACTAAGGTCATTAACCGCTTTAATACCTAGGATGGCGGAAAATAGTTATATATTTATAGATGGTGCGTCGTGTTTTTTACCTACTTATTGGATGTTAAAAGAACTAATAAGTATGTTAAACGCGGGAAAAATACCTAAAGCAATGCAAGAGGAGTCTGAAAACACAGAAGCCCTTGTTGCTAAAATACGCACAAGCACTTTTTCTATTACGGATATAATAGAAGCTAAGGATAGGAAGCAAAACAATACTTTATGTTTGAGTATTAGACCTATAGATATATTCCCATATGATAGAAGTTTTATGACTACTTAAAACAAAATATCCATAATACGGCCAAAGTAGAGTATGACAAGTGACGCATCTATTTTTGTTATATGTTCTGGTCAACGGCCAGATACAGTCTTCGGACATGTATTTCTATGACATCAATAGATGCAATTTTTTTGCTACAGCTATTGTCAGGGGGAAAGTAGAACGGACCCTTAATTACGAACCCCGAGGCGTGGCCCTCGCTGCATATTGTTTGCCCCGTGTGGCAGACCCCGTAACAGTGAGGGCATACTGATGGACCCCGTAACGATAAGTGCCTGTATAGCAGGAGCGACAAGAGCGTACAACCTCGTTGCCAAGGCAGTAAATGCCGGACGTGAGATAGAGGATACAGCCCAGTACATAGGTAAGTTCTTTGATTCTAAGGAGAAAATCCTAGAGATAGAGAAAGAAAACCAGTACGGCCCTAAGTTTCTGAGAGGCTCGTCAGTAGAGGCTCAAGCCTTAGAAATACAGATGGCCAAGCACAAGACCCAGCAGATGGAAGCTCAACTTAGGGAAATCATCGTGTTGTACGGGCCGGGCGAAGCTTTCTATAACGAGATGATGAAGACACGGCGCACCATACGCGCACAACGCCTCGCTGCTGCTGAAGCACGGGCTAAGCAAAAACGGTTAATTATAGACGGTACTCTGATTCTCCTAATGACTGGGGCGACTATGGGTGTAATATTCTGGATGGTAAGTCTGGTGACCAATTAGATAGGTGAAGATATGCCACGCGCAATAGCTAAGAAACCTGTAGCAGCAAAGAGGAAAGCCGCAGTGTCCGATACTACTCCTAAGCGGTTAGACCGTATTGAAGAAAAGCTAGAGGAGTCCAGACTTAATCTAGCGCGTGTGGATGAGAAAATTACTACGATATTCAACCGCCAAGGCAGCATCGAGACTGATGTTAAATCGCTTACTGAGAAGATAGGTAACGGTTTTGTAGAAAAGATTTTCTGGGTTGTGCTTGCTTCGGCTGTAGGCTTTCTTGCTGCTCACGCAGGTGGTGTATGAAACTCGACCCCGTACTGCTTAACATGGCCTGCTCGTGGTCAATAAAGGCATACAACGACAAGAACAAAGATGCGATCAAGATCGAGTCTGCCCTGACCTCTACTACAGCCTACGTAGTTAAGCGCAAGACCATAGACATCATAGTATTCCGTGGTACGCAGCAGGTAGGTGACTGGGCTTTTAACTTGCTCCCTGTGCCCGTACCGTACGTTGGTCGGCTTTGCCATGGCGGGTTTGTGGCTGCTCACGCATCGGTATGGGACGAAATTGAAGAGCATATAGACTATAATAAGCGCACCCTAATTTGCGGGCATAGTCTGGGTGGGGCACTAGCAGAGCTGTCTGCTGCCAAGTTAAACGGCAAACACGACAATCTGAGCCTGATTACTTTTGGTAAACCCAATACGTTTTTTAAGGGTTTCAAGAAACCTTTTACGCTCGACAACCAGATTTCCGTCGTTAACGGCAGTGACTCAGTAGCTAGGGTGCCCCGCTTGTGCTACGGGCCTAGTAAGTCGCAGGATATGTTATATTTCTCAAACGGTGGTGTGGATTACATCAACCCATCTAAATACCTCCGAAAGAAAGACCGAGGCGTGAAAGACCGAATTGCAGACCACTTTATGGACGGGTACAAAGCCCGACTCGATAAATTCTTAGAGGACCAGAAAAATGGCAAGACTGGCGTTGATATTTAGCATTGCTTTACTGATGGCTTCCTGCACTACCGTTGAGCAGGTTATTGAAAACAAAGAAGTTTATTGTTCTGGCATGTACAAAGGTGTCCGAGCGGTAGGCCGCAGTGCGTTGAGCCTTACTACGGGTGTTATTGTCCCCGATGTATGCGATAGCATTGACGAGATTGTAGAAGAGGAAAACGCCGAAGACGGCGTAACCAAAAGCGCTGAATAACCTGTACACGTTATCCAAAATATTACTGGTGCTAAAGCAGCTATGACCGAAAGACTACTTGAAATGCTTAAGCGCCATGAGGGTGTGCAATCCCATATATACCGGTGTAGTGCCGGTTTTTGGACTTTAGGCGCAGGACGAAATGTAGACCCCAACGGCGGTATTGGGCTATCTGACGATGAAGTAGATTACCTGCTAGAGAACGACATTGAGCGTGTAATCAAAGAGCTAAGTACTGAATATCCTTGGTTTAATAGCCTTGATGATGTACGAAAAGATGCTATGATTGACATTAGCTTTAACCTTGGTGCCACTAGACTTCGTGGTTTCAAGCGCGCATTGGCAGCTATGGAAGTTGCCGACTACAAATTGGCCGCAAAAGAATTCCTAGATTCCAAGTGGAGTCGGGACGTGAAAGGCCGTAGCCATGAACTCGCAAGCATGATCGAGACTGGTGAATACCTATTATGAGGTTTGTAAATGCCGCTTCAGAAACTACAGTTCAAGCCCGGGGTTGACCGCGAGAATACCCGCTACGCAGCCGAAGGCAGTTGGTATGAGACCAACAAAGTGCGTTTCAGACGGGGTATGCCTCAGAAGATCGGTGGATGGGTGCGCCTGTCTAACCAGACTTTCCTTGGCATCTGCCGGTCTATGCTCAACTGGGTTACTCTCCAAGGGCAAAACCTTGTCACAGTAGGCACTAACCTCAAGTACTACATCGAGCGTGGTGGGGCTTACTATGACATTACCCCTATCCGTTCCACAGTAACTCTTACTGACCCTTTCGATACAACTGACGGCTCTGCCGTTGTTTTGGTTACTGATGTTGCCCATGGTGCGCTTGAAGGCGACTTTGTGACGTTTAGCGGGGCTACTGCGGTTGGCGGTCTGACTCTAAATAACGAGTACCAGATAAGCTTTATCGACGAAGATTCCTATACTATTACTGCCGAGACTACGGCTTCCTCTACCGCTACAGGCGGTGGCACTGTTACTGCGGCATACCAAGTCAACACAGGTAACGAGATTGCTGTGCCATTTACTGGTTGGTCTGCGGGCACTTGGGGTTCTGGCACATGGGGTTTTGGCGGTACTACTGATGCGCCTATTCGTCTGTGGAGCCAAGCTAACTTCGGTGAGGACCTGTTCTTTACTTACCGTGGCGGAGCGCCTTTCTATTGGGATGCTAGCAACGGGGTAACTACTCGCGCAGTGTACGTATCTTCTCTTGGCGGTGCGTCAGACGTTCCTGTCATAGTTAACAAAACATTCGTGTCAGACATCTTCCGGTTTGCGTTCTGCTTTGGTGCGAACGATCTGGGTACTAGCACGCTTGACCCTATGCTTATTCGTTGGTCTGACCAAGAAGATGTAGTTAACTGGACGCCCGCCGCTACTAACCAAGCAGGCAGTCTGCGCCTCTCCCGAGGTAGTGAGATCATTACCGCATTACAAGCCCGTCAGGAAATTCTGGTTTGGACTGATACGGCCCTGTATGGCATGCAGTACTTAGGTGCTCCAGAGGTTTGGGGTGCACAGTTACTTGGTGACAACATTACAATAGCCAGTATCAATGCAGCAGTATATTCCGGCAACATTGCGTATTGGATGGGTACAGATAAGTTCTATCTCTACGACGGTACGGTTCAAACACTGCCTTGTTCAGTTCGCAGCTATGTGTTCAACGACTTTAATACGTCTCAGTATGCCCAAGTTGTTGCAGGTACTAACGAGCGGTTCGATGAGATTTGGTGGTTCTACTGCTCTGCTGAGTCTACCCAGAATGACCGCTACGTGGTCTATAACTACATGCAGAACATTTGGTACTACGGCACTCTATCGCGCAGTGCTTGGATCGACGCTGACTTACGGGATAACCCCATGGCGGCTACGTACAGCAACAACTTGGTTACTCACGAAGTGGGCTACGACTGCCAAGAAACTGCTACGCCGTTCCCGATTACAGCTACGCTAGTGTCCTCTGAGTTTGACTTGGACGATGGCGATAAGTTTATGTTTGTTAAGAGAATGTTACCGGACGTAACGTTTGATGGTTCTACGGCTGACAATCCTGCGGCTACTATGACTTTATCTCCTATGGAAAACTCTGGTTCTGGGTACAACAACCCTCTATCAGAAGGCGGTAATAGCAGCGCTACGGTAACTCGTTCGGCTACAGTGCCTATTGAGCAGTTTACAGGGCAGGTATTTGTGCGGGTACGTGGTAGGCAGATGGCGTTTAAGATTGAGTCCACTGAGCTGGGTGTGGCTTGGAAGCTAGGTATACCACGGTTGGATATGCGGCCTGATGGCAGGAGAGGCTAGTGGCTGAAAGACTGGTACAAAAGGTCCAAACGCCTGCGCTCCCCATACCTAGACCCGGGCCGCTTAAACATTATTTGGATGACCTGAATAACATCTTGCGCTTGTTTTTTAACTTGCTGGCGAACGCGGTTAACAACGTATTTGGAGAGCTAGGGGGCCGGTTTATTGACGTGCCCAATGCGTTATACTTCTCCACGGTAGATCAACCCATAGCGGTAGTAGATACCCCGCAGGTCGTTACGTTTAACCAAACATACTTAGAAAGCGGGTTTACGATTAACGGTGCTAGCAATAGCCAGATAACTGCCACATACGGTGGAGTTTACAACTTTCAGTTTATTGGGCAAGTATCTAGCGGCTCGGCCTCTGCTAAAGAGATATACCTGTGGATTTCGAGAGACGGCACTGATTTGGGGTATACAGCACGAAAATTTGTGTTAGCGGGTTCTGGCGATATAGACGAAGTAATTTGGAACTTTAACTTGGATTTGGCAGCGGGTGAGTACGTAGAGATGAAGTGGGTGACTGACGATATAGATGTCACTATGAAAACTGTACCTCCTGCTGTATCTCCAGCAACCCCACATCCGGGCGTAACATCTGCTGTAGTAACAATTAACTTTATTTCGGCGCTACCTGAAACGCGCCCAACACCTCCGTAGGTTAGTATGGGTACTAAAATAAAAAAGTTTGATGGCGGCGGTCCAGTTGGGGACCAAGGCATAAATAACAACATGGTTACCCTGCCAGACGGGTCTATGGTGACCCTGCAATACGCTCTATGGCTACTAAGCAACGATACCACTGGCAAATATAGTGGCGACGGTATTTTTGGGGATAACACAAAGGGCGCTCGCTATTACGGCGACACCACTGCTCCCACCTCTGCGCAAGAGATGTTTAATCAAACATACGCAGAAGCAATGGCTAATGAAGCCTTGGCTGAGATATTTGAAACTGGGGCAGACATTCGCGGTCCGTCTATGACTAAAGAGGACATGTTAGCTTCTTTAGGTACCATAGATGTAACTGATGGCGTTAGCCAAGAAGAAATTGACGCGGCTGTTGCTTTTCTTAATACTGGCTCAGTAACTGTAGAAGACGTAGCTGCAAGTGTTGGGCTACCCGCTAATGTTGTAAGTGCATTTATTGATGAGGCGAATAAATCTGCCGACGACGTTGGCGAAGTTTGGGTAGATGAAGACGGGAATATATGGGGTGGCGGCGCCGAGTATCTCGGCATACTAAAAGCATTTCCTAGCGCTGTAGACCCTAAATTCCAGAAAGACGTTACCCAAACCTCAAGTGGCGGTGCTGCTGCTAGTTCTGATGCTGCTAGTTCTGATGCTGCTAGTTCTGATGCTGCTAGTTCTGATGCTGCTAGTTCTGATGCTGCTAGTTCTGATGCTGCTAGTTCCGCTGCTAGTTCTGATGCTGCTAGTTCTGACTCTGCCGCTCAAGCTGCTACTGATGCCGCCGCCGCTGCTAGTGTTACAGGTGGGGAGTCTATTACTTGGGACGATCTTTTCGGCTACTTAATGGATACACCGCGCGAGCTTACAGACGAAGAAATAGCCGCTAATCAAGCTGCTGCTGCTGAACAAAAAGCGCTTGAAGATAAGCAAGGAGATTTCGTAGCACGGCAAATATACGAAGCGGCAACCGCCGAAACTGACCCTGCATTAAAAGCAGCCCTAATAAGAGAATATTACCAGTACCGAAACTTGCCTATACCTGCCGAGGCTGCCACAGAGATAGCAGAGTTAGAAGCTGAAGCCGCCGCTGCTGAAGCCGCCAATAACCAAGGCTCTGGAAACAGGCAAGACAACGAAGAGGGGTACCAAGACTTTGACGGAGTATATACCACCGACACTTCCGGGCTTAGCGACGATGCTGAAAACGTTACTTTAACTCCGGGTCAAGACATTACAATTATTGATACTGGCAACGGGACACCTGCGGTAGACGGCGATACTAAAATACTAACTAAAGAAGAAAAAGACGCTGCGTTTAACGAAGTACTAGCGGGAGTAAATGAAAATACAGCTATTGCAGACGTTATAGCAGCCGCTGTTGAAATATACGGGGATACCGCAGACGCCGTTGTAGCAGTAGCCAACGCTGCTAACAGTGCAGGTGTATCAGCCGAAGACCTAGCAAACGCTACAGGTACTTCTATAGAAGATATTAATAAAGCAGCAGAAGAAGCTAACGTAGCTATTACAAACCAAGAAACTGCCGCTGATAAGGCCGCTGCCGATAAAGCCGCTGCCGATAAAGCCGCCGCTGATAAGGCC